GTTGCATCAACAGGTCAAACTAGCGGCTATCATATCCGTGAAACGATTAAGCTGATAATTTCCGAGCGTCACAAACGCGCTGTGACGCGGTCAATAAATAAGGCAATTAAGGATGCGATGAAATAATGGCTGATGGTTTCGCACTCGCACTACAAAAAGGCCTGCGAACGGTTCTCGCTGCCAACTCAGGCATCATCGCGCTGGTTGCTGGTCGGGTTTATGATGAGCCTCCGCAGCCAGTTTTGTTCCCATATGTCCGCTTCGGCAACATCAATCCAAATGCTTTCGATACCGACTCGGCGCTGGGTGCCTTGGTTGACATTAGCATCGAGGTCCACAGCCGATCCGCGTCTGGTCGTGTAGAGGCAACTCAGATTGCAGAGGCAATTCGTGCTGCACTGCATCGTCAGGAAGTATCGGTGACGGTTCAGGGGCATACGCTAGTCGAATTGATCTGCGAAGCGATTTCGGTTACAAGAGACAATGAAGGTCGTGGATATACGGCAATCATTTTGCTTCAAGCCATGCTTGAGGACGCCGCCTAAACAAGCGCCTTGGGCAAGCGCGATTTAAATGGAGGCCGATCATGGCTAAACAACTCGGACGCGCCCTGCTGGTCAAGATTGGCGATGGCGAAGTATCAGAAGCATTCACAAATCTTTGCGGATTGAACAGTAAATCGCTGACAATCAACAACTCATCCATTGATGTGACAACACCAGACTGCACAACGCCAGAAGGCGCATTGTGGACTGCAACGCTGAACGGCCTGAAGAACATTTCGGTCTCTGGCGATGGCTACTTCGAAGACAGCACCGCAGAAGCCCGCATGAACACAGTTGCAATGGGCGCAGACAATGCCTGCAACTTCCAGATCGTGATCCCAGACTTCGGCACATATTCTGGCGCTTTCCGCATCGCTTCGGTTGATTTCGGCGGCGAGACAGAAGGCGGCGTGACATACTCGCTGTCGCTTGAAAGCAATGGCGCTGTAACGTTTGTGGCTCTCTAATGAGCATCACTGCTGAAGCACCGCGTGGAGGCGTCGTCGAATATATCGGCGATGCTTCTTACACATTTATTTTGCGCAATCGTGAGATCGAACGGTTTGAAGATAAGCACCGTGGCATTTTCGATTTGTGGGATGGGTTCTTTGGCCGTGGCAAAAAGCCGACAAGCACCGAGGTTCGCGACATCGCGGCCCTCGGCCTTGTAGGCGGCGGAAAGAAAGATCACGAAGCTGACAAGATCGTGGCCGACTGCACGCCTGCTGATTTGATGCGGTTGTTTCAAGTCGCGCAAGCGGTTGTCGGCGTTGCGTTCATGCCAGACGCGATGGACGAAGCCGCAAAAAAAAAGACAGCCGATCAGGACCAAGACCTGACAAATTAAATGTCAGGGGCATGATTGGAAGCGGAATTATTGCAGGGTTAAAGCCCGAAGAAATCCGTGATATGATACCGAAAGACACTTGGGCCGTGTTCGAGGGTTGGAGCAACGCGCACAATCCGAAAAAGGCAGGTTCAGAGGCTATGACTACGGATCAATACCGTGAACTTGTGGAGCGAATAGATGGCCGTTAATGCAGAACAGTTAAACATCATCCTTTCGGCCCGCGACAAAGAGTTTTCGAAAGCAATGCAAAACTCGCAAAAACGGGTCGAGCGTTTTGCAAAGCAGTCTCAAAAGGGTTTAAGCAAAACTGGTCAGGCATTCGATGGCCTCGGATCAACAGCGCGAAAGCTGGGGACTGTTTTAGCTGGGGCTATGACTATTCGGGCTATCAAGGGCCTGACTAGCTACGCTCAAGAAATCAAAAACCTTTCAAATTTGGCTGGCATTTCAGTCACGCAAATGCAAGCGCTTGGGCAAGCGTCAAAAACAGTCGGCGTTCCTATGGAAAAGCTGGCCGATATTTACAAAGACATGAACGACCGCGTTGGTGACTTCTTGCAAACGGGCGGTGGCCCGATGAAAGACTTTTTCGAGACTATTGGGCCTGCGGTCGGTGTTACTGCTGACGACTTTGCCAATCTGGCTGGGCCTCAGTCGTTGCAGTTGTTTGTCGACAGTTTGGAAAAAGCAAACCTGACATCAAACGAAATGACGTTTTATCTCGAAGCGATGGCATCTGATGCGACCGCGCTGCTGCCGCTTTTGAGAAACAACGGCTCCGAGTTTAGCCGACTTGCGGATGAAGCGTCTAACGCTGGCAGGGTTCTCAATCAGGAAACTATTGACTCTTTGGTTGACCTGAACGCAACGCTAGAAGACTCATCGACCGAAATGAAGAACAACTTTATGATTGCGTTGGCAGGCGCGTCAGATGAGCTTGTTGTTTTGTCTGAATTTGTTAGCGAATTCGCAGTGCCAGCATTTGTGCAAATTATTGAGTGGGCTGCGGCTGCGGCAGAAGGTATTGGGCTACTGAGCGACGCGTTTGGCTACTTCAACAAGATTCGTCAGATCGTTCAAGGGCAAGACACCGCAGGCGACACTGGCGCTGCGCCCCAGCAGACGGATTTCAGCGATATGCCGAGTGGTGATCCAAGCAACACTGGCGGGTGGCCGGCGGATGAACATGGAAACGTTATTCTCGATGATGGCACAGTTCTTGAAACCAATTTGCCGCCTGCCGTTGGCGGTAAGCCTCGCACTCCAGTTAGGCCGACGCCGACTTCAAAAACTCGCGGCGGCGGCGCGAAAACAGATAACACAGCCGAAAAGCTGGCGTCCGAATATGATCGCTTGCTGGGCATTCTTGATCCGCTGAACGACGCATCACGCGAGTTTGCCGAGCAAGAAAAGACGATCAACGAATTGATGGCAAATGGCATCATCAGTCGCTCAGAAGGTAATGATCTGATATCTGCCGCAACGCAGCAAATGAAAGATGCAACTTTTGCTGCTTCCGATCTGAACATGATTATGGACACCGTGCAGTCAAGCATGGAAGACGCATTTATGGGGATGGTAGATGGCACAGTAAAAGTCGAAGACGCATTTAAGTCGATGGCTTCAGATATCATCAAAGAACTTTACCGCGTGCTAGTCGTTCAGCAGTTGGTCGGTTCATTTAAGACAGGAGGCGGCGGCATACTCGGTGCTATCGCACCCTATTTAGGTCGAGCATCTGGCGGTTCCGTCATGGCTGGCCAATCATATACAGTCGGCGAGCATGGCCGCGAGCCATTTATCCCAGCACAGAACGGTCGCATTCTTTCGACAGCGCAAGCAAAGTCTGCTATGGCAGGCGGCGGTGGCAGCGGCGTGACGGTCATCCAGAACAACACATTCGGCAACGGCGTAAACCGTGCCGAAATCAACGCAATGCTGCCGAAGATCGTTGAAGCATCGAAGGCTGCGGTTCTCGATGCCCGCCGACGCGGCGGATCATATGCAGGGGCATTCTAATGGCTATCAACTATCCACTCGCGCTGCCCACGGTAACGGGCGTTCGCAGCATCGAACTGCAAGCAACCAACGCGGTTGCAGTCAGCCGATCGCCATTTACCTTCGCCAGCCAAGTTCACGCATATTCGGGCCAGATGTGGTCTGCTAGTTTGACGCTGCCGCCGATGAAGCTGACAGAGGCTCGCCAGTGGACAGCATGGCTGACAGCGCTGCGCGGGCAGTATGGCACATTTCTACTTGGCGACACGTCGTGTAGCCAGATTAGCGGCACAGCAACGTCGGCGGCGGTCACTGGCGTTGCTGGCGACAGCACGATCAGCGTCACGATGACTGGCACGATACTTGCAGGCGACATGATCCAGATCGGGACGAGCGCAGATGCAACGCTGCACAAGGTTCTTGTCGATCAATCTGGCGATGGCAGTCTTGAGATTTGGCCAGCGTTGCGCACTGAAAGGTTAGATGTTGCCTTGACGTTGACCAACGCGCAGGGCGTGTTCCGACTTGCGTCAAATGACGTCGCATGGTCTGTTGATGAGGCTAGTATTTATGGGATCAGTTTCTCCGCCCAAGAGGTCGTTTGATGTCAAGAACAGTTCCAGCCGCAATCCTGACTGCGCTCGGTCAACCCAGCGTTCAGCCGTTTTACGCCATTGAACTTCTGTTCGATGACAATAGCGGCGCAACATACGATGACGTAGGATACATCGGAGACCGCGCCTTGCGGTTCTGGACGGGTTACGGAGACCGCACGATCCAAGCTGAGACTTACACGGGCGCTGGCAATCTTATCAACATTGGTGGTCTCGATGAAGTTGCAGACATGTCGGCAAAAAATGCGACGGCAACGCTAAACGGCGTTCCTGCTCCGATAATTAGCCTTGCTCTGCAAGAAAACTATCAGCACCGCAAATGCCGCATTCTGTTTGGCGTGACTGATGTCGATGATGCCGTCGAGGTTTTCAGCGGTTTCATTGATGAGTTAACAATTGAAGACAGCGCCGAGACTGGCACGATCAGCATCAACATCGAAAGCAAATGGGTTCGACTAGATCGACCAAACATTCGGCGCTATACGAGCGAAAGCCAAAAGACGCGATACCCGTCCGACACTTTCTTTGACTGGGTAACCGACATGCAGGACAAGGAAGTCGTATGGGGACGCAAGAGCGCCTGACAAGCTATATCAAGGCCGTCAGTGATACGCCTTTTGTCTGGGGTGAGCATGAC